GGTTCTTGTCCATCGGCTCGCGATTTACGCTCCACGCTTCCTCCCCACACTCGGTCGCCCTCATGCAGTTGCGCTTCACTTCATTCGCCATGACCAGCTTATGGCGGGACTTTCACCCGCAGGAGTGCGCCCATGCTGGGCGCACAACAAAAAACCCGCGAAGCCTTGCGGCATCGCGGGTTTCGGGATTTCCTCGGATAAGCCTGGAAACGAATCTGGTGGGCCCGGCGGGGTTCGAACCCGTAGAAGCGGGGATGCTAGGGGTTCACAAGGGGATAAGTAGTTGATTCATATAGAAACGGCGTTCGTTCCATTCCCCTGAGATTCCCCTATTCCTCCCTGAATTCCTCCCCGGCATTTGCAACCAGAGAGTTAGCGGCGGCCGGCTCGGCCGCCATGTCCTCGGCTGGATAGAGCTGCAGCATCGCGCGTGCGGCTTCGAGGTTCGGCGTCGTGAGCCATTCCTCCCAGTCGTCCGGCCGCAGGATCACGACGGAGCGCTTTTCGTCGCCGGGCCGGTGCATGTGCCTCATGATCGGGTGCTCGTCGGCGTTCACGGTGATCATCGCCATCGTGTGCCGCTCGGTGCCGTCCGGATACTCGAGCGTCCGCCAGATGCCGGCGACGCAGAGCGGCCGCCAACCGGCAAGCCCGATTCGGTAGCGCACGTGCTTGCCCGTCTCCCAGTTCGGCTCGTAGATCCACTTCGCCGGGATCAAGCAGCGGTGCCCGGCGCGCCACGCCGGCGCGTACAACGGCGACTTACCTAGATTGTCGTCGCGCACGTTCATCGTGCTGCGCATAATCGGCGGCTTGCGTCCTTGCTCCTTCGCCTTCTTGATATTCACTTTCTGGAGCGCGCGCGGCCAGAAGCCAAATCCGGCGATCAACGGCTTGAACTGCCCGTCGACGTAGCCGACGATTGGCGCGTCATAGTCCTGGTAGATCTCCGGCTTCCATGGCGTCCAGCGGTACAGGTCACGGAAATTGTCGATTTTCAGTTCGTTCAGGCCCGGATCCTCGCCCGGCGCGTAGTAGTTCGTACACACTCGCTGGCCCCTCCAAAAACTGAATCACTGGTTCGAAGGAAGCAGATCGAAATCGTCCGGCGGCTCCCCTTCCGGAGGAAACGAGATCTGTTCGATCGGCATGACCGGACCGCTCAACCACTCGTCCAGTGCGGTGCATACGATGTCATACGCCTCGTCAAACGCCGAACCCTCCGGTTGGCCAGGGGCATCAGGAAACCGGCTTCGGCCAATTTCCACCATCCCCGAGTCCAGATACCCATACTTGCCGAGCTGGCCGTCTTTGCAAAGCGCGTCGTAACTGCTCGCGTCGTAGTCCACCAGCATGATCGACATGTCGTCGACGATCCGGAATTTGCAGTACGCGATACACCAGTCGATAAAAGCTCGCTGCACCACCGTCATCGGCCTTGGCATGGCACCTCCCGGTCCCCAAAAGGTGCCGCCAATCGGTATCGACAGCAACCCTATTTTTGAGACTTGACGAGGTCATGATACAGCGCGATAAACTGTATATCCATACAGTAATTCCGCGCATCATGATCTTGCCCCCATTTGACCCGCCGAAGTTCGACGAGATGTCGACATGGTGGCGCACCTGCACTTACGCCGAGGTTCACCGTCTGATCTTGGAGGTGCTCCACCTGCGGATTACGTTGGGCGAGATGAGCGACCTTACCGGTGACGCAAAGCGCATGATCGCGTACCTCGAACAAGCCGACACGCTGAAATACGCTGCGCCGTTGCGCCGCCTGGCAATCAAGCTCGACAAAGAAATCACGCGCGCTGGCCGCCTGGGAAATCCCCGCGCACCGATTGCACCGTTCTCCGACGAATGGCGCGCGCGCGAAGCGATGAGATGCCGGCTCCGCGACACCCCAGGCGAACCCGATCCCGGCTCCGACAAGGCGACGAAGTTGCCCGAATTCCAGCGCATATCATGGTCCGAATTGCGCGACACATGGAGTACCCACACCTACAAGAAAAATCGTCCGCTTGCACTGGAACAGCGCTTGGTGCTGGAGATCGTGCATGTGCGTCGCGTCCTGCGGCTCATGGAAAAGATGGTCTGCGCCGCCGAGTTGGAATCGAGGAAGAACGGCTCCCCCGACTTGTTCGCACTTGACCAGCTCCGTCGCATGATCGACGGCACAGTCGTGGACTGAACACGTCCGCTGTGGATGCACCACAGCAACTCCGAAGGCAATCTGCACGGAGCAGCGAAAATTCCGCGCCGCAAAAAACTAAACCCGCGCAAGGCGAGTTTAGTAAAAATCGACGATAAAACAGATTCCGCAAACGTTAAAATCAGTCGATCTGTTATTTGTAATACGATAATGGTTGTATCTTTAATTAACAGTATTTCAAAAAATTACTTCCCGGCCCTATACTGTGCATGCACCCACCCTCGTGCCTGAGAAAGGTGCTTTGGAGTCCCGACCACTACCCCCGTGGTGGTCGGGACCTTTTTGGGGCAACACGGGCCATCCAATCGTAGTCGAAGTCCGGCCCCCTTCTATAGAGGAAACTCTCCAAACGGCGCGAACCCCGACTACGTTACGCGGTGGATTCACACCTCTGAGACTTAGCGATGGAGCCGCCGCTCGTCCAGGCGCCCTCTCTATTTCTTCACGGGTTCGATTCCCCAGCACTGAGCGGACCGCCCATCTTCCGGGATGGCTTCCGGGTTGTACTTGCACTTGTTGATCGTGTCGAGCGCAACGTTATAGCGAGCGACCAGGGGATCGGCAATGCTGTCGACATACGCTGCCTGCGCGGTCGCATTCGGCGTTTGACAATCGCTTCCCATCTGGTCCGGTGTCGGCCGAGTTCCGCCAATCGCATTCCCGATGTTGTCGCCGCTCGCTCCCAGTGCGTACCAAAGTGCCTCCGTAGCAGTGAGAATCTTGTAACCCGATGCGTCGAGCTTGTCGGGCAGACACGACATCACCGGGTTCGCGTAGAACACCACATTGCCCTTGATGTACTCGCGGGCGGCAAATACGCGAATGTCCTTGTAAAACTGATCGGCCATCGCTTTCTTTTCCGGCGTGTCGATATACCCCGTCATGTCGTCATACTGGAAGTTCACCAACGTCCACGTCGAAATATTGACTTTGGCGGCAAAGATGTCGTTGAGTGTCGGCCCCACGCCATCGTTCTCGCTCATAACGATGTCGTGCAGCTTCGACCCGTTGACGATACCGGGATATACCGCAATGTCCGCGCCTCGCGCCTTGAAGGCGTCCTGAAGCGCCGTGATTGTCGGCTGCACATCGCCAGAAGAATCGCCCTGTGAAGGCGAGGAACTGGAAACATCGGTTGCCGCGGCCATTGCTCGCGCGCGCTTTGTCGCAACGAGCGGGACACCCGAATATGTGAGCTTGATCGCCGGTCCTGACGGTGCAGGACCGCCGTCATCGCCGCCGCCACACGCGGAAAGGGAAAAGCAGACAGGAAACGCGAGTGCTGCGAGGATTTTCTTCATGTCTTGATTGGTCTCAGGCGCTAGTTAATATCTTTCACTTCTGCGTATCGCAGTTTACAGATTAGTTACCCAGCCTGTCATCTGCGAATTTCAGGGCGTCGTAGTCAGCTTGGCACTGCTGGCCGGCAATGCCCCGCTCGTCAGCGATTTTCGCCAGATCTCCCGCTCGCGCATCAGCCCGGCCGAACAAGTCGGCAAGCAGATCGAGGGCGTCACCGGTTGTCTGGCCTCCGGCCTGAGTGGCGGAATCACGAACCCGCCCGATGAGTTCGGCGACTTGCTTGCGCAGGCCGTCAGCAGCAGAAGCAGCAGCGGCAGCATCAGCGCGCGCCAAATCTCGTTTTTTCGATGCATCTTCAGCATTTCCCTGTTGTTGGCGAGCGATCCGGTCGCTCTCGTCGCGCTCGGCAACGAGATCCCGAATTCGCTTCGCCTGCGTTTCGACCACGGCCGATTGATCGGCATCGCGGTGCCCCTTAAAGTAGCCGCCGGCCGAGCCGACGACGATCGCCACGATGACGGCGAGCCAGAAACGAGGATCGGCCAACATCACAACCCCCGTTCGCACAAGGCACGCTCGAACTTGCGACGCTCCACCAATCCCGGCAATACGCGACCACCGCCGTAGATCCATTGCGGCTTACCTGTGTCGGATTCGTTCATCGCTCGGCATGCCCCCTTCCAGTTGCCCGCGTTGAATCGCTTCGCGGTCGTGCTGCGGCAATACGCACCAACACCAATGTTGTAGGCAAAGCTCACACCGGCCGCGAGCTGATACGGATGCCCTTTCAGACCCGGTGTGCACTTCAGTGCCGGCTCCGCATGTTCGATGAGGCGCTGTTCAAGCCGAGCAACGCATTCGTCGTGCGTGAAGCGCTGGCCGAGCTTCACATCTTTCGTGTCGCCAAAGCATCCAGTGACGATCCCGATTGGGTCAGGCCCAGCGACCAGCACCTCGCCCTCGAACTTCGGAACCATCGAAAAAAGAAGGGCTGCCGCAGCAGCCCCCACCACACCGACAAGCGTCTTCTTCGGCACTTCAGCCATCGTGCTTCCCCATCTCCAAGATGCGCATATCCGACTCGCGCTGTTCGCGGCGATCCTTCCGCCACATAAAAAAGAAGTTGAGTCCGAAGGTCGCCATCGCCGTCAAAATGCCGACGATCACCCCGATATCAGTCAACGTCAGCGATGACGCCACAGCCGTAACACTCCCTACGTAGCTCGCGACTTCAGTTGGACTCGCTCGCATCTGTTCCCCGTAATGAAAAGGGCCGCTCAGTTAAGCGGCCCGTCACACAATCCCTGTCCCATCCAGCACCATGAAGCGCTGGCGCCACTGCTCTCTAAATCCGGAAAATCCGGGCTTTCTCCCGCCTCCGTACATCGTTGTTCCCCAACTTATCGTTTTGCCGCTGACCCGAATCGACGTGAGTTCGACACCCGCAGGGGAATAGCTCCATCCGACGTGGACCGGATAAATGGCCGACACAATGACCGGCACACCGTACGTCCGGGAATTCCATTTTGGATTTGGCGCGTCGGCAGACACCCAACCTGTCCCTGGAGGAAAGTACTCGTCAAAGATAACGTCGAGCACGCGGAGGAACGGCTTCGAAGAATCTGCGATGAGATCCCCGCGCTCGTTGAACACCTGTAAGCCGAACCTGCCGGAAGCCACAGGTACACGATCGAACAGAAAAAAGTAGACGGTACACTCGCGCTCCGTAACGAAACGCAGCGTATATGCCGATCCACTAACTTCCGTGCTCCAGATCGTGATCCCCACGCCATCCGACGCAAACACACCGTACATCGGCCCAGCCGTTGAGGTGAATGTGAAGGAGACATTCGGCAGGTTCGCACCGAAGGAAATCCCGGCATCGTTGACCACGAAAGGCAGGCCGGTCGTCACCGACTGCCCCGCCATCGCCTGCACCATTTGATAGTTCGGGGTGGAGCCATCAATCTGATACACGCCCGAATCAGTGAACGCCTGAAATCCTGCTCCCATCAATACACCCCGAAAACGATCCAGCCCGGAACCTGCTTATACGCATTCGCCCCACTCGCGTTGCCGCTATAGGACCAGCTCACACCGAACCTGTCGATCGAGACTACAGGCGACGGCTCCGCACCTGATACTCGATAGAAAATCCTGTCCGGCATGAAGGACCAGAACGGTTCACCGCCGGACAGGTCGGCCGCAATAGATCCGTTATTCCCGTCTACGCGGACGATGCCGACTACCCGACCCGCGCGCGACTGCGCGTCGAGAATGGGACGGCCGGCACCGTCAAAAATCTGGAGTCCGGCCGCCATCACCACATCCCCATGCGCACCCGCAGTACGCCGTTGCCGTCATAAACCCGCACGCTGCTACCGTCGAGCACCAGTCGATTCCCGCTGCCATCGGACGCGTTGATCTCGAAAAAGCCGTTCTTGTCGATACGCCAGCCCTGTCGACCCGCGATGTAGTTATCGGACTGGATGTAACTGCCGATCATCGCGTTCGTAATCCAGCCGGCGCCGATGAGCGCCTGGCGGAGAAACACCTGCCCGCCCTGCACCACGAACGGCACAATCGACGATCCCCCATTGTTCGGGTCAACCACGGCAAAGCGACTCGCCGAGACCAGTACCTGCGACTCGACTACACCGCTGCTGTTGTCGATCCCAACGCCGATGCCAGCGATATACGTCTTGCCGTCCGTCGTCACCTGCGTCTTGATCTGGTACGACGCAGCAACACGCCCATTCAGATCCGCGTACGACTGCGCAACTGTTTGGACGGCGGCCTCGGTGTCGTTTGCCTTCGCGCTGATCGTTGCAATCTGGCTGGCCTGCGCGCTGTCGGCATCCACCCGAGCCTGAGCCTCGTTTTGAATACCGGCGAACAAGTCGGCCTGACCCGATTGCATTTGGGCCGTGACCGATTCAATCTGCTGCGCCAGCGCCATATCAGCCTCGGCACGTGCTGACTGTTCCGACCAGACTCCGGCCATGACCTGTGTCGACCCCGCAGCCTGGTTCGAGTCGCCAGCCATCGGCACGTTGATCTGTGCCGACACGCTCTCGATACGATTCGACAGCGCGCTATCGGCATCCGCCCGAGCCTTCTGTTCCGCGGCGATCGCGGCCGTGTTGCCGTTGGCCGTCGCGGTCACAGAATCGATGCGCTTACCAAGCGCCGAATCAGCATCGGTTCGCGCGGTTTGCTCGGACGCAATGGCCGACTTGTTGCTGTTCGCGGTCGACGTCACGGCATCGACTCGCGTCGACAATGCACTATCCGCGTCGGCGCGAGCTTTCTGCTCGGCGGTGATCGCGGCCGAGTTTGCTGCGGCCGAAGCGCTTACCGTATCGATACGGCTCGACAGCGCATCGTCTGCAGTTGCCCGCGCGCTCGCTTCGGTCGAGATCGCAGCTGCATTGTTTGCGAGCCCGATATCCTGAGACAACTTCCAGTCAGCGCCATCCCACACCAACAGGTTGTTGTTACCGACCGTGCTCACTGCCGCATCGGCCGTCGGGATGTACCGTCCGGCGCCCGCCAGCGCCTCCAGTTGCTGCCCCCAGACATAGATACCGCTGGTGCCGTCTCCCTGGTACGTCGTAGACCCGTTGAAGGCCTGCGTGCGCAGAATGATCGACGTGTCCGCTGTAGTGAACTGCGCCGTGTACACCACGCGCCACCAACCCTCCGACAACTGCGTCGCAGCGTACGAATGCGATCCCCTGGACAGACTCGGCCCAGAAAACACCCCGGTATCGGCGTCGAATACCACGCCACCGAACGTACCGGTGTTGTTGCGGCAAAACACCTTGATTTGGAGCTTCGCGCGTTCTCCGGACTTGACGTAAAGCGAGCGCGTAAACGGCTGGGTCGGGTCAATGCTCGGATATTGGTCGAAGTAATGCTCACCGTTGTCCGTCGACTCCACCAGCTTTTGCGCCCTCGCCCCGTCAAACGGTCCAGCAATCGCATCTTTCACAATCGAGCATCGGACCTTCGACCACGCCCCATTCGTGTAGTCCTCCGAGTTCCGAATCAGGTTCGTGGTGCCGAGATCAATCCATACGTCATTCACCGCCCTGGCGATCGGCGTGATCGATTGTCGAAACGTGGCGTTCTTCGCATTGGTCTGCGCCTGCACCAATGCGATGCTCTCCGCGTTCGCTGCGTCGCCGGTGACGCGAGCCGTCTGCTCTTGCGTGATTGCAGCGGCATTCGCCGCCGCCGTTGCCGTGACAGTGTCGACACGCTTACCAAGCGCGGTATCGGCATCCGCTCGGGCTTGCTGCTCGGTCGCGATTGCTGCCTTGTTCGCGCCGACATCCGCAGTTACCGAGTCAATGCGCTTACCGAGCGCCGAGTCCCCGCTCGCCCGAGCCGACTGCTCGGCCGAAATCGCGGCGGAATTGCCGGCAACGGTCGAACCGAGGGAGTCGATCCGATTCGACAATGCCGAATCAGCCGAAGCCCGCGTCGATGCCTCGCTGCTGATTGCGGCCTTGTTTCCGTTCGCCGTGGCCGTGACTGCATCGATTCGAGTGGACAACGCACCATCCGCGTCCGCTCTGGCCGTTTTCTCCGCTGTGATCGCCGCGGTATTGGCCGCCGCAGACGCCGTTACGCTGTCGATTCGGCTCGAAAGCGCGCTGTCGGCCGACACTCGCGCATCGACCTCCGTCGCGATCGCTGCCGCGTTATTGGCCAGCCCGATGTCCTGCGACAGCACCCAATTCGAGCCATCCCAGACCAACAGGCTGTTATTGCCGATCGTGCTGACGGCGCTGGCGGCCGTCGGGATATAACGTCCAGCTCCGGCAAGCGCCTCAAGCTGCGCGCCCCACAGGTAGATGCCGCTAACGCCATCTCCGCTGTAGTTGATCGTCGTGGCGTCCATAGCCACGCCGACCCGAACGATGTAGGCGGTGTCGCTCGTTGTGAACGAAACGGTCTGAGAAATGCGCCACCATCCACCGTCCAGCGGGACAGCCGCGTAGGACTGGACACCGTTGGTGACGGCCATGCTCGAGAACTTCCCGGTCTTCGCGTCGAAAATGACGCGCGCGTACGTCCCCGTGTTGTGGGCGCAATACGTGTACAGGAAGACACAGGAGCGCTCAGCTGCTTTGACGAAGATCGAGCGCGTATACGTGCCGGTCGTATCGAGGCCTGCGGGGACTTGATCGAAATAGTGAGCGTTCGAATCGGTATTTGTCCCCTCCACCAACTTCTGAGCCGTCTGCGCACCATCCGGCGCGGCAGCGGCGGCAACGACCAATGACACGCGCTGCTTCGACCACGAGCCTGCCGTGAAATCCTGCGAATTTCGTAGCAGGTTGGTACTTCCAAGGTCGATCCAAACGTCATTGACCGCCTTGGCAACCGGCGTGACCGACTGTCGGAACGTCGTGTTCTTCGCGTTCGTTTGAGCCTGGACCGCGGCGATACTGCTCGCGTTCGCAGCGTCACCATCAGCACGCGCGGACTGCTCCTGCGTGATGGCCGCGGCGTTCGCGCTCGCCGTCGCTGTAACCGCGTCGACGCGCTTACCCAATGCGCTATCAGCGTCGGCCCGCGCCTGCTGCTCAGCCGTGATCGCCGCCTTGTTCGAACCGACATCCGCCGTCACGGCATCAATACGCTTGCCAAGCGCCGAGTCGGCGCTCGCCCGCGCACTGGCTTCGCTGCTGATGTCAGCCTTGTTGGCGTTCGCAGTCGCCGTCACCGTATCGATTCGACCCGACAATGCTGCGTCCGCAGTCGCACGCGTGTTCGATTCAGTCTGAATCGCGCCGGCGTTCTGCCCGACCGATACCTGCAGCGACGAAATCGCCGATGCGTTCGCCGAGTCTGCGGCGACACGCGCATTCCTCTCATCGACGATCAGACCGCTCGGCAACGTTTCCAGCTTCGCGTTGCTCGGATCTTGCAGCCCGGTCAATTTCACCGAAAGTTGCTGCCGCGCCGTCGTCTCCGCCGTGTCGGCAGTCGCGCGGGCCATCGCTTCATTCGTGAGCGCAGCGCTGCTCGCACCGGGTGCCGGTCGGCCAACAGCGACCCAATCGATTTCGAAAAAGTCCTTAGCCGTCGGCGCCAGCGCCAAATACACACGAAGCTGGCTGACGCTGCCGCTCCACGCCTCGTTCAGCATCACGACCGCGATGCCGCTCTCGTCGTAGTCCGGCTCCGGGATCGCCAGGTTCGACCACGTGCCCGCGATGTTGCGGCCGATGAAACCGTACCACCCCGGATTACCCGTCTTTCGAATACGAAGGCGAACCTGTCGATATTCGTCGCCGTTGATGTCGAGCGATGCCGGTGATTGCACGTACCCCTTCGCAACCGCCGGCGGCCTCAGCCAGGACGCCGTCACCGTCGGCGTCCCGGATTGCGCCGTCCAGCCGTCTACCCCGTTCGTGAAATACCAGATTTGCGCATAGTCGAACTGCTCGCCGACGCCGGCCTGAAGCTGCGTGATCTGCTGTACGACCGACTCATACTGAGTCACGCGCGCGTCGCGTTCCTGACCGATCAGCCCACTCGTTACCTTGCTGAGATCGGCACCGTCGTACGCGCCGCGAAGCTGCGTCGCCAGTAGCTCACGCTGGTTCGCCTCCGCGTCAACGGCGGACGCGCGCGCTACCTGCTCGGCCTGGATAGCGGACGTGTTCTGCCCGATCGCCGCCGTGTTCGTATCAATTCGGCTCGAGAGCGACGAGTCCGCCGCCTGCCGCGCGGATTGCTCCGACGCAATCGAAGCGCCGAGCTTTGCGGCCTGATCGGCCAGCTCGCGCGCCTGCACATCAGACGCGGCCTTGATGGCTGCGTCGCGTGCAGACGCTTCGCCGGCGATTGCCGTTGTCCGGGCTGAAGCCTCGGCCGCGAGCGCCGCCTGACGGTCCTCGATCTCCTTCTTGATAGCCGCGATGCGATCCGCGACTTCCTGCTCAATCTCCGCGGCACGTACTGCAGCCTCCGCAGCGATGGCCCCATTCCGCGCCAGCACCTCGTCCGCCAGCGCTTGTGCGCGAGCGGCCGCCTCCGCATTGATCGCACTGGCACGCGCAGCCGCCTCCGCGGCGACCGCGCTGGTACGGTCCGATACCTCCTTCGCGATTGCCGTCGCGTTGCTCGAAACGTCCTTCTGGATGCCTGGAATCGCATCGATCGGTTTTTTCAGGTCATCCCCGAGCGCCGAATGCGAAATCTGACCTTCGAAATACTTTTCGTACTCGCCTTGATCGGTCGTCGGCTGGCCCTGCACACCTGGCCCGCTCGCCGGGAACCACGATCCGACATTCCCTGACCGGTCGACGAGACGCACCCAGAAATAAAACACCTGCCCCGGAGCGAGTCCTTGAATCGATGTCGACGCCTGCGGATATGCGAAATCTGACAGCTTGATCGCGTCAGCACGGTTCGTCGTGCGGCTTTGCCACACCTCCGTACGTTGCGTATCACCCGCCGTACCATCGGCCGGGAACGTCCAGCTCAGGTTGATCCCGTAGACGACGCCGGCCGCTTTCAGCGACGCAACCGCAGGCGGCGGCGTCGTTTTCCCGGCCAGCGTCGTTTCCGTGCTCACGGCAGGCAGCGACGTGACATTCATCACGTTCTGCGCACGAACGCGAGCGACGTATCGGCCCTGATAGATCCCCGGAATCTCGACCTGCAGGCCGCCCGTCTGTGCGACGCTAACCCAGTCGCCGTTGTCCTTCCGCCATTCCGGGAGGTACGTCACAGCCTTGTCAGCGGCATCCCACGCGATAACCATGTTGGTTTTCGCGATGCCCTGATCGACGACCGAGTACGTCGAAATTCGGACATTGGTCGGGGGCGCCTGTACCGAAGGCGGAACGACTGTAATCGGACGCTGCTGAATCTGTGCGCCGTCATCGATCGCCGCGTACTTGCCCGGTTCGTGCTTCGTCGCCGTGATCGTGTACGCGATCTGCCCTTCGTCGTCGCTTTCCTGCACGCTGACAACTCGATAGAGCTGCGCGGCAATTTCGTCACTCTCCAGCATCCATACGGCGCCGGAAACCGGATCGGCATCGAAACGGTCCACCAACACCAGCACGTCGCCATCGACCGACTTCACCGCTCGCGACTGCGCCACACCCGACGGCAGGATTGCCGTGAAGCGATCGCCCGGCGCGACGGTCGGCGCCTTGTCCAGCGTGACGACATTCCCGGCCACGGAACGAATCCGGCCGCCGATGCGCCGCCCCGCCTTCTTCGGATCAGCAATTGCGATCACCTGACCCGGGCCGACCAGGACTCCATCCATGCCGACCTGAAATGACACGGTGCCGGCTTCATATCTGGATGTCAGCAGAATCCACTGTCCGAGCCGATGCGCCTGCGCCTGCGACGTGCAGCCGAACGCAGTGACCTGCGTCTTGACGACGCCGTACCGAGCAATACCGTCCTCGTCAGGGACGTACTCGACGGCCTGCTTGTACTGGTTCGTCGGATCGTTGTAGCTGACGAGCGCGACCGTGTACCGCGTCTTACGCTCGCTGCCGACATACCGGAACGCACCATCGATCACGTTGGCCGCGGTGTACACGTACACCGGATCGGACGGCATATCCGCCGACGCAACTACGGCACCCGGCCCCCAGTACGCAATCCCCCGGAAAACGCTGGCGATGTCCTGCAGCACTTTGAACGCGTCGGCCGCCGACTGGATCACGCAATTGCACGTGAAGCGCGGCTCGACGCCGCCCTTGCCGTCCGACACCAACACATCGCAGTAGCGCGCGATCTCGTACAACCCCCACTTGTCGATCATCGACGCATCTACGGTTTTGCCGAGGCCGTAGCGATCGTTCAATAGCAGGTCGTAGAAGATCCATGCCGGATTGTTCGTCCACGCTAGTTTGAACGTGCCGTCCCACGCCCCCGAGTACGTACGCGTCTCAGGATCGTAGTTCGACGGCACGCGGACGATCAGTCCGCGCACTTTGTACGACCGCACCGGCACTTGCGAAAACGAGCGCGCGTCAAACGTCATGCCGACAAGCGCCGTCATCGGATAGCGCAGCTTCCGATCGATGACCTCGGTGATCGCCTCGATGTTCACCGTATCGGCAATCAGCGAACTGTGCTGATTCGGCGTGATGCGGCGCACGCGCACCAACCAGCCAGCTTTCGCGCGCGGCAATTCGATCCGATGCGAACGCTCGTAGAGCGACGTCGTCTTGCCGTCGAACGCTGCCGACAGCACCTGCGCATACGAACCGCCGTCAACCGACAGATCGATCGCATATTCCACGCGATAGCCGAACACGCCCGACGCAGGGTCGCTTTTCTGAAGTGCCGGCACGCCAAATCGAATTCGGACCGCCGTGAGCTGCGGGTTCTGCACCTGACGTACCCACGGCACGTCAGACGTCAATTGCACACCAACAGCCGATTCGCGCTCGACAGCCGGAAAGCCCGGGATGAACTCCTGATCGATCGTGCCCGTGCGAACGTCAACACTGTAGTTCTGGAAATTGACCGAACCGTCGGAATTCTGTATTGGCGTGCCGTCGAGATAGACCGACTGCATGCCGTTGACGAGCCCGACAATCGGCCCTTCCGAAATGATGTCGAGCACCTTCGCGCGTGCCGTGGAATGGAGGCTGTCCGGCGACTCACTGCTCCCTCCGCCGCCGCCCCCACCTTTCGCGCCGTTGATGCGCTTCCGGCCGGATTCCGCGTATAGCTTTTTCACACCTGATCCTCTGCGTAGATGCCAGAACTGGCGACCTTCGATCCCACGACCATCTCGCCATAGACCAGCGGAAGCGGCTCGCCTTGTGCCGCGCTGTTGACCGGTCCGTTGAAGTAGTAGGACGTGCCGTTATCAGCCACGCCCGCGAGCCCGGCCTGTTGCGGACTCAGCATCTGGGCGACACCGCCGAGCGCCATGGAGACGCCCAAACCGATCAAGGTCGGCTGGTTGAACACGAAACCGGCAACGGCGAGTGCAGCGCCGAGAATCGTCTGAAACAGGCCGCCGCTTTTGCTGCCGATAATCACCGGCGCAATTCGGATTGCGTCGTCGCCCACCGGCGCGCCAAGATCGTCTTTCGACAGATTTCGACGCCCGTTGAAAACAGCGAACGTCAGCCCCTTGCTGCGGGCCTCCAGCAAGAATTGGCGAAAGCCGGGAATGAGCACCGACAATGCGCGCACCGCCTCGGCAGTCGACGACACGGCCAACCGATGAATCCGGCCGAATCGTGCGCCTGCGATCCCGTAAAGCCTCACTTCACGCAGTCGTGCGTTCAATTCGCGCCTCCCACGTAACGGAGCACCGCCGTGCAGGAGTCGCGCCACATCGAACCCCATGCGGCTCGACAGGACAGCCGCCCATACATGTGATGCCCGAACATCCCGTCACCGAGATACACGCCAGAGTGATTCGGCACACCGTTCTTGCTGCGGACCTGCATCAGCAACACGTCGCCCGGTTCGAGCGTCACGTCTCGCCCCATGTCGAGGAAACCCGCGTCCTGGTAGTGCGCGATGTACAAGTTCGAGTAGCCGTCGTTCCACCACCCGTCCTTGCGCTCGAAATCCGGAAGCGTCACGCCGCGCTCGGCGAGATACCAGTCCCGCACAAACGCGTAGCAGTCGAGCACGCCATGCACGTATTCGCGTCCGTACAAGGGAGCGACGTATCCGCTCGGGCCGAACTCGCACCAGTCGTCGACACCGAGCGAACCATCGGCTTGCACGCCCAGCGAGACAATGAGCCACGACGCGATGCCGGCAACCTCGCACATCGCACGATCGCCCATACTCGGCTGCGCAACTCCATTCGGATGCGAGTGCACGACGGCGACGATCTCACCAATGTCTTCGGCTGCCGCATAGTCCTCGGGCTCAATCGCAAATTGCTCGGTCGGCGACGTCGCAACATTCCGACAAGGCACGTACTCGTCGCCAGCCTCGGCTCGCACAACCAGCCCGCAGCACTCGCGCGGATACTCGGCGAGCGCGTGCCCCGCGATCACCTGCTTGATTCGTTCGTCCATAAAAAAACCCGCCGGTTGGCGGGTCCACGAAGTGAGGTTTGATCGACGGCTAGGCGAGCGTGTCGCACAAAAAACCGCCGTGTGGCAGCGGGTTATTGGCGCCGTATCGGCACTCGCATCCACTGATTTTTTGACTGCATCGGTCGAGCGCCGGGTCACTCACGGGCATGTCGTTCTTGTCGAAGAACACCATTGCGGTGTATCCACATTCCGGGCCGCGATAGCGCCACTGGCACCTCCCGACAATCTGACGCGCCGGCACTTGCTGACCGCCGAAGTCGAGCGGCGACGACAGCGTGAACTCAACCTGCACGCCAGGTTGCTCATCGCTTTTCTGCTCGATTCGCCACTGCTCAGGCGGCCATTGCTCATTCGGATCCGCAGTCGGATTGCCGTCCGGAAAATTCACCGCGTCGAGATACTTCGCCAGTGTGCGCCGGCGGAAAACTTTCGCCCCGACGAGATCATCGAGCGCAACGCACATCGCAGTGATCGCGCCATTGATGTCACCCACGGTTAGTGTCGGCGCTGGCTGCCGAGCGTCCGACGTCCGCTCGAAGCCAGCCGCCCGAATCGGCCACGGTTTGTATTCCAAGCCCTGCCACACGATCGATGTTGATTGCAGGTGTTCTTGAAAGCGCAACACGTCGCCGTTGATTTCTGTGCAATCGACCTCGAACAGTTCGATCCGGCGACCGGGCTCGAGAGTTTGAATATCCGCAGTGATCGTCACGACGTGAACCCCGTCATTCGCATGAAGCGCGGATACAGCGGACCGACAGGTTGCGTTTTCTTAATCAATAGCTGTAGCGTGTATGTCTTGCCCGCCGTCAATCCGTCTTTCGCGACCATCGCCACGATTTTTTTGCTCGCGACCAGTCCGGCATCCTGACCCGAGACGGTGGCGGCATCGTCCGGCCCGTCGAACACAACAGTCGAGCCATCGACAATACGAATATGGGCGATTGCATCAACTGCAGGGGTGACGCCATTATCTAGGTTCAACGCAACGGTCGCGGTCGCCACGATGGCACCGCCCGCGCCACACACCACGTTTACGGACAAGCGGTTCTCGTACGCATTCGAGTTGATGTCGGTTTCGCTCCCCCCCGCAGCGCTGAATACCGTCGGCCGCGTCATATTTCCCGCATGCCACGGATTAGGAAGATTCCCCGCATCCCAGGCGAGCTTCCCCGCAAAAGTCGGGCGCGAGCCAATCGAGCAGCCCGCGCCCGTTCCGTCGATCGTCACCTTGTCGTCTTTCAGGCTGTAGGTGAAAGGTCTCGCGGTATCCCAGTTCCCGAACTGATCCCCCGCAGCCGTGCGCATCAGGTACAGCGCTGTGCTGTCCTTCCGCCAAAACACCCCGTAATCGCCGCTGGACACCATGCGATACGCGTTTGTCGAGCGACACTGGATCTCACCGGTTGCGAGCACCTTCCCGCCGACCGTCATGTCAGTACCGATCGTCGCGCCACCGCCAACGGTCAGATTGCCGATGATGACTTCGTCTGGTGTGTACGAACGACTCCGCAGGAGTATTCGCCACGACTTCACCCCGTCGGTGTCCAGCAGTACGCTCTCGCCCGAGTTGAGCCGCGTAAGCGCTAGGGAATCACCGGAACCGGATGCGGGTGCAAGAGAAAGCACACCTCCGCTCACGTTTCGAATCAACATAACGCCGTCCGCAGGGCACGTCGATGCGAGGGGTAACGTGATCGTGCCGCCGCCGGTGATATTGACGCCGATTCGCTTGCCGATATGGCTTACTGTCAGCGATTGCGACGACGAAATCGAACCCGCTGTCGTGAGGGCCGCCTGGTTGCTCAGTACGTCGACATTCGAATTGAATTTCGTGTTCGCCGTACGCTGATCGTCTCCGCCGGAGCCTGTCGGAATCGTTCCGAGATTTGCTTTTTGAAGTGCTGCCATGTCAACCCTTACGGCGCGAATGTCTGTTCAAACTGTGCAGTGATTGTGTACACCTTGCCGTTTTTCACCGGCTCGGTGTACTTCTCGCACACGAAACGTCCCTGCGAGCGAAGCGGCGGCGTCCAGAAAAACGACACCGCCCCGGCATGTGACTCGAGGAACGCGAGAATTGCGGAAATCATGTCGGCTTTCCCGACAAACCGAAGGTTGTAAGTCGACACCCGATTGTTGAGGCCGTCGGCCGAGCGCTGCGTATACCCATCACCGAACCTGGCCTTTCGTACACGTAGCGTTGTGTCGCCGCCGAATCCTTCAACAGTCGGCGACCAAATGAACGTATCGGTCATTACGCGACCCCGTTCCTGAGTTTCCAGAGCGACCCACCTTGACGACTTTCGGCGGCAATCAACCCCTGGATCAGCTGCTTGAGCTTCTTCACGAATTCAGCGCTCGCCATCATCTGTGATGGGTCTCCAGATCCGCCATCGATCGTCAACGGAACGTTCAACGTGACGCCACCATCCTGGCCGCCGGGCACGCTAACACCGCCGGCGCGGCCGCCAACGAGCCCGCCGTTCGCAAACTTCGCGAATCCGACGTCGCGCCCGCTGTTGATCGCCTCCAGCAACCGAAGAACGCCCGGCTTCCGAACGGCAGAAGCCTTGACCACGAACTCATCGTTCGAAAGCCACGCCGGGATGCTGTCGCTCGTCGACGTCCCCGGCCCGGTAACGCGGCCGCCCGTCGCAAGATGGAATCCGTACGCATTTCCACCGCCGCTCGCGAGCGCATCGGTCAGCCCACCACCGATACCACCAAGCAGGGACGACGAGTTGAATCCGCTTGCCGCCGACGCACCCAAGCCGATCGCATTCCCGAGCCAACCGAACACGGGCGCCAGCGCCGCCCGCGCGGCGAACCGCGCGAGATCGGCGATCATGCTGTCGACCAGCCCCCGAAAATCCAACTTCCCGGTCGCCGCGAACGACGTGACCGCATCCTCCAGATTCCGGAACGAGCTGGTGAAGGCTTCCTCCGCTCGGCCTGCGGCGTTCTCCGCCGACTCCTGGTACAGCGCAACCGCCCGGCTCGCGCCCACGCGCCAATCACGCTGCATCGCGAGGCGTTGATCGAAATAGCCGCGTTCGCGCTCGACCTGCTCGGCCTCGGCACGGTTGATGCGGTCAATCTCCGCCAGGTACTCCGGCGAATTGAGCGTGCCGTCTTTCCGCGCGCCCTTCGTCAGCTCGTCACGCCGGCGCCGGAATTCGTCGCTGACACGGCTCCTCGCTTGATTCAGCTCACGCGCGTTGTCACCCATCGACATTGCGGCGAGTTCGCGCTCGACCTCGCGCTGGCGTTCCGTCGCGTAGTCGGCCAGCTCGGCATCAATCTGCGCACTGCGCTCCTTCAGCTTGTTGATCGCGTCGTGATAGCGGACTTCCTTTTCGAGCTGAACCGCACGGTCATATGCCGCCCGAATCGACGCCTGATCGCGGATTAGGCTCTTGTCACCGTCCGACAGCTTCGTGCGCTTGCTGGCCAGGTCGGTCAGCTTCTGATCGAAGCCGATCCGATCCTTCTCCGACTGTGTGAGCTTGTCGGTCGCGACCGCTTCGACGCGCAACTGCGCAATCCGTTGCTCGATGTTCTCGAGCAGACGCTGGCTCTCCGGGTCCGATCGCGCACCACCCGACCGAGCCTTGTGCCCCAAGGCGGGCGCATTGACGCTGATGCGAGCGACCTGCGCGGCCGACTCCGACACCGTGTCGTCAAACGCCTGCTTGCCACGAGCAGCCGCTGCAGCTCGAGCGGCGTCAGCGTTGAACCCGAATTTCTCGAATTTCTTGCTGACGAGATCCGCCTGGAATTCAGCCAGGGCCGCGGCTACGACCATCTGCTGATTCATCAGCGCCAGTTCGCGCGTCAGGTTGTCGATATTCCGACGGGCGCCGGCCTCGGCCTTCGCATCCTTGTCCTGAATAGCCTTTTCGAGCGATTTGTACGCGTCCGCTCGACCAGCCATCAAACCAGCCTGTCGCGCCTCGGCAGCGTTCGCGCCCTTAGTCTTCGCCTCGTATTCGGCCCGCTGCCGTGCGGTCATGCCGATGACGTCCGACGCTTCCTTCAGCTTATCGACGTACTTGTTCCACGCCTCGGCACCCATGCCGCCTGCGAAGAAATTGTTTTCCTCGGTAAGCAACCGGATACCGTCTGCCGCACTGCGCGCCGCTGCATTCATCGCATCGAGCGTGCGCGCTCCCTTGTCAGCGGCCGCGCCGGCGATGTCAATGGCAGATGCAGCCCTTACAAGCTCGGATCGGAGATCATCCCCGCCCTTCGTCGCATCGACGAATACGTCGACGAGTCGAGATAGCTCGCGCGACTTCTCGTCGACGCCAAGGTTCTCCGACTTGATCCGGTTCAGTCCCTCCATGAACCGATCCAGCGCGGCCTCGTTCTCCGGCGTGATGATCGGTGTACCATCGCCGAAGTTTGGAAGCGTGACGCTTTGCGACGCTCGCGCAGCGAGACTCGCATAAGCCTCCGCGATGTCGCTCGCCGCGGTGGCCTGCATTTGCTTTGCGCGATCACGCTCGACCTGCTGCAACAGCGGGGAGAGCTGCCGATACTTCTCGATGATCTGATCGAGCGGCGCCTGCATGTCGATCAGGCTCGACGTCGCACTGCTCGCGTGATCCCGGAAAACTAACCAGTTCACGGCAGCGCCGAGCGCAACCGTGCCGACAGTCGTGAGAATGCCCGGCAGGCCGCCAACGACCGACAACAGCCCGGAGCCGACTGTGCGCATCAGCGAGCCGGCGCGCGCCGCAGCAGTCTGCGCTACCGCCGCACGTTCGGTCGCAGCAGCAAGGCCCGCAGTCGCCGCCGTGGCACCGCGCTCAGCACTTTCCCGGGCGCGCGTCGCTGCCGCCACCTCGCGCTCCGCGACAGCGAGCCCCTTTTCCGTTTCCGCCAGCGCGGCCGCATATCGCGTTTGATCGACTGTGCCCTTGGCTGCGGCCGCCTCCAACGCAGCGCGACGTTGTTGCGCCAGCGCGAGTGACGCCTCTGCGCGCGCAAGCTCCCCTTGAGCCGCGGCAGTTTCGCGCGCGATGACCGCTGCGTACGGCGTCCCGGCGATCCGCGAACCGATCTCCTGGCTGTTCGCAAGATTCGACCGCGCCGTCGCGACCTGCGCCACGGCACTCGCCTCGATCGCCCGCGCCTCGGCGAGCTTCGCCTCCGTATACCGGATTGAGCCAGCCGTGAGCGCCGACTGCATGGCAAGGCTCTCGCGCATCGCGCGCATGCCGGCCAGTTCCGCCTGTGCCGCAACCTCTGCGGCCTGCGCATTCTGCAGTTTCGCGGCCGCCGCATCGCGGTCGCTCTGCGCCCGCGTGATCGTCACCAAAGCGGCCGCGTTCTCCGCCTGCGCCTTCGCGAGCAGCGCCTGGCGCTCGGCATTCCACGCGATCGCCGACTTTCCGGCAGCCACTGCCGTCTGGACGAAATACACCGCGAGTCGGCCGGCAGCGAGCGACGCGCTGATCTTCGCGATCTGGTCGATATGCTCGGCAACGTAGATGATGCCTTGCGACAGCTTTGCGCTCGCGCCCGTTGCCTGATCGGCCTCACCGATGTACTTAAGAATCTCCGTATGCAGGCGCGTCATCGACTGATCGACGGTCACCTGCATCTTGGAGAACAGCGCGTCAGTGCTCGACGATGCGTTCTTCAAGGCGTCGATGAGGTTTTCGACCGTCAGCTTGCCGGCTTCCGCGAGCCCCTTCAACTCGGACGAGCTGCGCCCCATCCCGCGCGCGATTGCCTCGGCGACGCCCGGCAGTTCCTCGAGCACGCTATGCAGGTCTTGGCCGCGCAACTGACCGGACGCGAACGCCTGACCCAGCTGCACGATACCCATCCGGGCCGTATCCGCCGAAACACCGGAGAGCGCGACCGCTTTGCTGATCGTCTCGACCAGCGGGCCGACCTCCTTGATCGACAGGCCGAGGTGACCGGTATTGTTCGCGATCCGCTGGTACAGTTCGGCCGTCGCGTCGAGCGGCTGCCGCGCCGTACGCGCGATTTGGACCACATCGTTTTGCGCGATCGCGAAATCGATCTGGTCTCGCGTAACGATCTTGAGCCGGTTACTCAGGTTCGTCCACTCATCGGCGTACTCGATGAGCTGATGCACGCCGAAAGCCGCGGCCGCCGCCTCGGCATACCCGCGAATGGATCCGCGAGCGGCCTCGATCGCGCGCACCGTGACCTGGACGCTCGATGCATTCGACGCGAATGCTGCGTCGGCGGCCCGGCCTCCGTCCCGGACCGCGTTGAAATACCCGCCAGCCGTCGACGCCAGCCCGCGCATACGTCGGTCGTATTCGGTCGTGTTCGCGGTAACGCTGACAATCAGCTCGCGCAGACTCGTTGCCATAGTTCTTTTCCGCCTACTTTGCCATGCTCGCGAGGGCAGCGAAGAATGGATCGTCCGCAACCTCTTGAGCCGCCTCCGACTCGCCGCCGCCCCAGTTCGGCAGCATGTCGGACACCTTCACCTTCGCGCCCTGTGCCTGGAACACCGCCGATGCGACCATCGCGGCATGCAGGTCGTAGCGGTCGTCGCTGATCGGCGACTCGGCGTCCAACGCCTGCCACAGCACAAACTCGGCCGCTGACATCGACGAGCGCAGCTCGGCGAGCGTCTTGCCGAGGCGCAGCGCCAACGTCAGTTCGAGTCGGAGGTCGGGGTTTCGGCGGAAGGCTTTTTTCCCGCTTCGTCCGGATCGGCGTTGAGATCGCCCAGCTCGATCGCCTTGGTAACGATACGGTCGTGCGCAACGCCGAACGCTTCGGCAACGGCCTCAACGTCACCGTCTTCGAATTCGCGGCGCCAGCCCTCCGGCGTCTCGACGAACAGGACACGCACGAACAGGCGCGCGTACGACGTCCGGTAGTCTTCGGCGCTGACGCGGGCGTACTTCGCGCGCGCCGTCTCTTGATCGTCGTCAGGCTCCACGCCCGCTGCCATGCGGAGCGGTTCGAGCCAGAAGGCGCGATCTTCGAGCAGCGGCTCACGCACCGCGACGGTGACGCCGCCCCATTCCGGCATCGACAGAAATTCGTGCTTCCAGCCGGCCAGCGGATTGAGAATCGCGGCGCGCAACGCGCCGGTTTTTGTCTTGTTGCTCATCTTCTATTCCTCACTGGTTCATCGGATTGGTCAGCCTGCCGGCGGCGCCGGCGGCGGCACTTCCTTCGGCGAACCGCTGACACGGACGCTGTACGTCGACGTCACGATGCCGTCGACGCCGGCCGACCACGTGTACTGACGGACCATACCGATGAACAGAAACTGCGCGCCGTTTCGGAACGTGACGCGGAAAACTCGCTTTTCGCCAGTTCCGCGCGCAGCCCGGAGGATCACCTGGCCCTCGTCGTCGGACGAATAGTTGCCGTCGACCGAAAACTCCCCCGGATCCGGCAGCCCCAGCTCGGATTCCTTTTCCTCGCTCGCCAGCGTCGTCGCATCGATTTCCGACGACTGCCCGCCCTGCCACTGGACGGTCTTGCTCGTCGTATTCAGATCGACGAAGACGAGCGTCTTGTCATCGAGGTCCGTCGAAACGGTCTTCGATACCTCGACCTTCGTGCCTTGCGCCTTGATGCGCTTGCTTTTCTCGGCCATAAGCCCCTCAGAATGAAAAAGGCCCGCACTCGGCGGGCCAAACAGAAATTGAATCGGTCAGAACTGCACGGATATTTCGAGACTCACCCGGAAATCCCCGGTATCGCTCGAAAAGTCATCGGGCAATTCGCTGACACCACCGACGGCGAACATCCCGCTTGACGACGCCCGGTCGATCACCCGATCGGCGATCGCGTCTGCCTCGGTATAGGTACTCGCGTACACGTCGATCTGGAACACGCCCGACTTACCGCCGGTCGCTCCGCCAAGCGCAATATCGCGCTCGCCGCTCACTCGCGACACGACGTAGTACGGCGATTGCGCTTTTGACCCGGCGACGCCGACGTACCCTTTCGCGCTGCCTACGGACCCGATCGCGTCACGGACGACAAGTGCACTCAAAGTCCACCCCCGATCACCATATCGATCGCACGTGCAAGCTCCGTTCGAATCGCGCCCTCGGCCTGGGCAATCGAAGCGTCAAAGGCTGGTCGTATGAACGGCTCCGCCCTCATGTGCTGCGTTCCGAGTTCCACAAAGCGCCAGTAAAAAGCATTCGTCGGCGACTCGGCCGTTCCCTTAGTCCGAACTCGCACACCAGCCGTCGCGATGCCCGGCGACTCTTTCTGACGAAGCGAGGTCGATTGGATGTTGCGCTTCAGCTTCCCCGTCTTCTTGGGCGCTCGCGTCCGAGCTTCATCGCGGATCACTTTTGCACCCGCCAACGTCGCGCGCCGGAGCGCCTTCGTCGACTGCGCCTTCGCGAGCTTTGCGAAGTCGGCTTGCAGGTCAGCCAGCCCAAGTATTTGGACACTAGACATACTTCTCCCCCGCCTTTACCGACAGGTCGAGATACCCGCGCGTACGCGCGGGCAGCACGGCCGTGATGTCGTACAGCCGACCGCCATACCGCACGCGCATTTGCTCGTCGATTCCTGCTCGATAGCGAATGCGCATGCTGGCGACCGTGGAACCTCGCACCGCCCCCGAGACGACGTGCTCTTTTCCGTTCACGAACAGCACATCGGCCCACGGGCGCGCATGGACTACCCATGCGCCCGGCAACGGTTCGCCATTCTCGTTTTCTTCACCGCTCGGCCGCTCGATGACGATTCGCTCTTTCAGTTTCCCGGCCTTCATCAAAACCTCGGTGGAACGGTGATGGAATCGAGCAGGAGATCGGCATAGCCGTCCGGCATTTGCGCGACTGTCTGGCCTTCGGAGAACAGCTCTCGATGATCGTAGGCCCATGCCGCCGCAAGAAGCATCCACGAGCGCACCGACGGATGCTTGTCGATGTCGATACCGGCCCGATACGTGATCGTCACGACACTCGCATGAGGCCACCGAGCGGTGCCGAGCGGAGCGCAAAGCGTTTCTCGGCCCAGTTGAACTACCTCATATCCACCCGGATCGAGCGTCGATGCAAATCCGGTCGCATCGCGCGCTTCGATGCTATCGACACCGAGCACTTGCCCCACGGACAACGAGAACTCACCAGCTGGGAAGCCGGCAAGCCGTTCGACATACCGCGCTTTCCGGATAGCCGCACCGGACTTTCTCTCGGCTGCCTGGCGCGCACCTGGAATCACGATGTTTTCGACGAACTGGCGTTCATCTTCATCATCGATTCGACACTGAATTGCGACTTCCTCGAAGGTAAGCGGCTCAACATCGTCCAGGTATTCGACGAGAACAGCAGCCATCCCGGATCACCCCTTTGCCGCTGCGGCCTTGCCCGTTTCGGCCTTTTGCGAGGCTTTCGCCTCCTTCGGTTCTGGCGCGGACGCGTCCGCGATTCCTGCATCGACGAGCCGGGCCGCGTGCTCGTCTTCGAACCCAGCGACATCGCCGGGCGTGTACTGTGCGTAGTGCCGCTTGAACTTGACCACCTTCATGTTTTTCTCCGACATGCTGCCTGCCCGCCAACAGGCGGGCGGCACGGTTACAGATTCGCTTACGCGCCCCAGGTCACGCCGGCCAGCACGGAAATCGACTCGACGTGACGCGGACCGAAGTCGTTCTTCGCGATCACGCGGATCAGCGTCTGATCGCGCTGAAACGCGCTGATCATGTTGCCGTCGGCGTCCTTGTAGGTCGCCTCCTTGCTGTAGTCGATTTCCAGCGTTTCTTCCTCGCCGATGAACACGTCGCCGAAGTCGGTGAAGTAGATTTCCGACTCGTTCGCACCGTCGCCGAGATTGATCGGCACTTGCGTCGTCTTGCCGACCGGATAGCCCTTCAGGATGCCGTTGGCGAGTTCCGGATAGACCTTGTTGCCGTTGCCATCGCGCAGGCCTTCGAGGAATCGGAACGTACGCGGCGCCATGATCCAGCCCGGCTGCGTGAGGTTGGCGTCGGCGTTCTCCAGCGCCAGAATGGCCTTGCCGAGATCCGTTTCGATCTTTTGCAGCGTCGAACCGTCGCTGGCCGGCAAGACGTTGCCGGGAAGCGCCCAGAAGCGGAGGCCCTTCGGGGTGTTCGCGGTGCCGTCGTCGCGAATGAATGCCTTGTCTTCGCGCGCCCCGATTGCGGCCGTGAGGTCACCGACCACGATCTGATCGACGTTGGGATTCACGCCGGCGTACTTGATCAGGTCGTTCGCGATCGGGACCAGCGCGGCCATCTTCTTGGCCGTCAGCTTCAGATCGTCGAACTGTTGTTGCGTCGTCGGGATGTCGGTGTCGGCGCCGATGTAGCCGACGATGGCGCCGCCCTTCAGACGCGGGATGGTGATATTTCCGTTCGAGAGCGGCAGCGTACGAGCGCCGAGCTTGCGGACCACGGACTTCGGACGCAGCAGTTCGATGACCTCGCTCGACAGGTTCTCGGGCACCAGGACGCCACCCGCGCCCGGCGAAAGGGTGTTCAGCGACATTGCGACCTCTTCGCCGAAGCCGCGCTCGATCGCGATTTTCGACGCGAGCTGCGCATCCCCCCGCGCCGCCGCAAGCGCGCGAACCATGCGGGCCATCTTCGCGCCCTTCACTTCCTGCGCCTTCGGCTGTGCCGGCACGCTCGCCGCGGCCGGAGCAGCAACGGCGGCCGGCGCCGGGTCAACCGGCACTGCCGCAGCTGCGGCCATGCGCTCGGCCGCTTCCGCGCGCTCGATCTGCGCAGTCAGATCGTTGAATTTCGAGCTGAGCTGATCGAATTCGGCTTGCTGTTCAGCCGACAATGCGGTGCCGCCCAACTCGATCTGCGCCAGCGCCTGCACACGCTGATTGACGGCTGCGCGTTCGCGGCGGAGTTCATTGATGTTCACTTACCCTTCTCCTAAGAAAAATGCCACCCGAAGGTGGCAATGCTCAACTGAGACGCGAACGCGCTCGGATGTTGATCGTAAAAAATTCGATTTTTTGGCCGGCTACATCATGGTTTGCATGTTCATCGCGGCCGCACGCGCGGAGACGCTACGCCGAGTATTGCCACCCTGGCGCTCGGCGCGCGATGCGCGCACTTCGGCAGCAATCCGGTTGATCGCTGCCTGTGGCGTTTCGACGCTGTCCGCAAGCCCCGCATCGACGCCTTGCTGACCGAAGAAAATGCCCGCCTGCGTGTCCTTCACCGCTTGCGTGCTCAGCCCGCGGAAGCTCGCGATTGCATCGACGAACTGCTTGTAGCTGTTTTGCACCATGCTGGTGAGGAACGCCAGCGACTGATCGCTCAGCGGCTCATGCGGGGTGAGATCGTTCTTGTGATTCCCGGCAAACACCGAGGTCACCTTGATCCCTTGCTGCTCATCACGCTTCGAAACGTCGAGATGGTTGGCGATGACGCCGATCGAACCCACGCCGGACGTACGGCTGACGATGACCTTCGATGCAGCGGCGGCGATCAGATACCCGCCCGAGAATGCCGAGAAGTTGACGATCGCCGTGACCGGCTTCACCAGCGACGCAGCCCGAATATCGTCGGCCAGTTCGAATGCGCCGGTCGCGCTCCCGCCATTGCTGTCGATATCGAGAACGATGTGCTCGACGGCCGGATCCGCAACTGCCTGATTCACGGCAGTTCGCAGGCCTTCGTAGCTGGTCATCGGCTCGCACGGGTTCATGTGAGCGGACCGCGACACCAGGATTCCCGAAACCGGAATGATGTCCATACCGGTATCAGCTACCAGGGCACGACGACGCTCCGATGCCGCGGCCATCTGCACACCGCTGTCGAACTCATCGTCCTCCATGATCTTCGGCTGTGCGTTGTTCACGGTCAGGTTGACGATGTTCAGGTTGAGCGCGTGATTCGCCCACTGCACCGCCAGCGACATCATCGGGTCCGTGACGAGCTGCGGCTGATTGAAAATCAGACTTGCGAGTCTGAGGTGCGGTTTCAAGAAAGGATCCTCCCAATTTCGTCGATCTGCGCTTTCGTCGGCTCGGACTTCCCTGGAGGGAATTGCTGCGGCTTCGACGCGTCGACCATGTTCATAGGACTCAGGTAGACGTCGCCGCCCTTGACTGGCGGCATGTTCTCAAGCCGGCGAATGTCGTTGATCGATAGCCAGCCCCACTGGCGTCCGACCGCATAAGCTGCGTAGCGCGACGACTGATCGCCTCGCAGCAGCCCCGCGAGGTTGTATTCGATGAAATACTGCTTGCGCTCCGACGGCAGGAGCAGGTCACGCGTCTTTGCCTGCTCGTGCCGTTTAACCCACGGCAACAGTGTGTAGATGACGAACTGGAGCGACTGATGCTCGATGTTGCTGAATGTCGCCCGCTCCAGCTCGTTCACCATGTGGGCCGGAATTTTGTAGATCCGGGCGATGTCGAGCGCGGAGAGGCGCAACGCGTCAATGAGCGCTGCGTCGACGTTCGTCATCGACAGCGGCTTGAACGTCATGCCCTCCTGCAGAAGTGCGACTTTCTTCGCGTTACCCGATCCGCCGAACTTCGCGTTCCAGCCGTCCGTGATGCGATCCACGCTCGCTTGATCCTTGAGCGCCGGGCTCTCCTTTGGCCGTTCGATCACGCCCGACAGCGCCGTGCCGTTCATGAACGACTTGCCGGCGTATTGCTGGATAGCCTGCGCATGTCCGATTGCGTTCGCATGAAGCAGAACCGGCGACAGCCCCGTATAGCCGTTGATCGACATCCAGCGAACGTGATGCACCATCCGCTTCGGCATCGGATCGGATCCGTAGATGCGATAGACAGGCATGAGATCCGAGCCCTTCATGACCGTCATGGCCTCGTTGTCGAGCGGATACAGCCCTTGAATCACGCCGTCCGGATCGCGATCGATGAAGCTGTAGCTGTTTCCGCGAAGGCCGGCAGCCACCTGCGACTGCTCCTGAAACTCAAAAGGCGTCTGCCACGGGTTCGGCTCGTACTTCAGAATCGAATACAGCGGATGATCGACCGCCGGCTTCCTGTCGTCGCCGGATCGCTCATATAGCTCGATCGGCAACTGCGCGATGCTCTCCGCGAGCAGCGTGACGCAGTTCTGCAAGACGGTCAGCGACAGCGCGCTCGCGGGGGTAACCACCTGGCCGGCGTCGGATCGCGAGCTACCAAGCAGCGCCGATATCCACCCGCCAGCACCCATCTGCGTCTGGCCGCTGTTGGAGAGCAATTGCCTACTGAAAAACATAGGGTTACTCCTTCGGCTGACCGGCGCGCACGGCGCGAGCAGCAGCCAGATCCGCAAGGAACGCCCACACCAGCAGGAGCACGCCGGCAACGATAAGCCCGATCGGCAGGCTAATCAGCACCACACCCGTCACCAGTAGCGCGAACCCGAGCAGGCCGGCCACCCAGGCCGCAATACCAATAGAATTCAAACACCCACCCCTTGATCGTAGATCGACTCGGAATCGACGCGGTCGGCCAGCATTGCCCGGCCCACTGCCATAATCAGCGCCACGGCGCCGTCGATTTTGTTGTCGTTGCCTTGCTTGATCGGACGCACCACATCGTCATTACCGGGCAAGTTCTTGCCAATGACGTTGCCGATACACCACGTCATGATCGGATTTCCGTCGTGATGGAACCGGCCCGACGTAATGGCAGCCTCCAGTTCCTTCATCGGATCGGACATGTTCGTGTAGTTCTGCACGATCGTGACCGGCGTAAGACCTTCGTCATCAAGCTGGTGCGACAGGTTCGTTGAGCCGTGTGGATCGAGCGGCGTGCATTGAACCGGACACCGCCGGTTTGCGTCCTTCGCTTCTTCCAGAATGTCGCGATAGTCGATCTCCGCGCCATCTGTTTCGAACAGAAAACCTTGGTTGACCCACGCCTGATACCGCTCCGCCATGCGACGGTTCTCGGTATTGCGTACCGTGTCCTCGGGTACCCAGAACCGCGGCGCAACGCAGAAGTAATGCCGCCGCCCGTCGATATCACGCCAGAAGATGCGAGCCATGCTGTTCAAGTCGAGCTTGCGCGCCATGTCGAGCGCAAGCACGCAATCTTGTCCCTCGAATTGCTCGAGGGCCAGCGAACGGTCTTCGCATGCTTTCCAGTCTTCCAGGTTGAAATAGCCGGCCTTGGCCGACGTCCAAACGTTCAAGTGCTTCGTCTTGAACGTGTTCGTGAACCGCGCCGACTTGATCGCGCGCTGCTGCTGGCTCTCCAGGTACTCCTGATAGACCGAAATTCCGATATTCGGATTGGCTTTCGCCAGCACACGCGGATCGGTCCAGTCGTCTCCGTCGTCGATCGTCCAGATCCAGCCGAAAAGCTCGTCGTCGGGAACCGTCCCTTCGAGCATTTCGATCACCTGTCGGCGCTTGTCGAAGCACGGCCCCTCGATGTTGTCGCCCGCCGTCGTGATGATGAACATCAGCGGCTGACGGCGCGCCCCCATCCCGGTCAGCATCGTTTCGTACAGTGCGGCGCTGTCGTGTTCGTGATATTCGTCGACGATCGCACACGATGGAGACGCACCGTCGCCCGGGTTGCCGATAATCGGCTCGAACCGACTGCCATCTGCCGGCTTGTTCATATTCGAGGCATTCACCTCGATTCCGGCCGACTCGATCAGCATCGGCGAGCGCTTGACCATCAACTGAGCTGGGCGAAAAACCTCCCATGCCTGCTTTTCAGACGTCGCGCCCGAATAGACCTCGGCGCCGAACTCCTCGTCGAGCACGAACATCCCGATGCCGACGCCTGCGGCAATCACCGATTTGCCGTTCTTTCTGGGAACCTCCCAGTAGCTTTCTCGGAACCGGCGCTTGCCGGTGCGCTTGCTGAGCCATCCAAAGGTCGCCATCAGGCCGAACTTCTGCCAAGGCTCCAGCGTTACCAGCTGTCCCTTGAACGCCCACTCGCCTTTTGTGTGCGGCAGCAGTTCAATGAGCGCGAGCTTTCGCTCTGCGGCCTCCGCATCGAACTTCCATCGGAAGTCCTTCTTTCTGCTCGCCGCAAGGTCGTCAAGGTGGCGCTTGCAAGCAAGTTGCACATAGCGGCAGGCGACCCGCTTGCCACGAACGACTTCCCGCGCGAACTTGAGCCCCTGCTCTACGCGCGGGAAATTCGTCGCCATGTCTTCCAATCATTTGCCGAGTAGCTTCGCGAAAGGGTTGTCCGGTGTCTTCGGCTTGGCGCCGACCAGGCGCTGCCTGCTCGCCGGGTCGAGCCCAAGCATTGCGCCGAAACTCGCCATTTGCGCCGCCGCCTCCTTCACAACGGTCGCGGCCGGATTCTTCATCGGACTGCCTTGCGAGCTGTCGACGACTGGACCGTTGCGAGTCAGATCGTCCTGCGCAGTGCGCCAGTTTCCATAGGCCGAACAGAAAATCTCGACAATGTGCAGGTCGGTCACCTGCAAGATTTTTTGCCCGCAAAGCAGCGGGACAACGCGCTCCCACATGTCGCGCGCCTCGCCGGCTATCCACTCCGGCGGTTCGATGTTGGTGACCAGTCCAAAATCCGGCTCGTCCTTATTCAGCGCACGTTTGCCGGGGTTTCCGGCGGCGATTTTCCGCGCCGTCGGCTTGGGTTTTCTGCCCCGCCCCGGCACTGACGCGATACCTCCCACTGGCCAACTCCTGAATTTTTAATTTCGCGGGCGTAAAAATTCGACGAAGCGGGCGGTCCCGAAGGCGACGCTTCCCAGACTTTTTCACCCCCCTCCCCGCCCGGCGCATCCGCCGGGCGGGCAACGGCCGAGCGCGACCGCCCCGCGTCAACGCAACCGCTCGCGAGCCGTCTTCATCGCATGGCAATCACGACAGATCGCTTGCAGATTCTCATCGCGGTCGGTTCCGCCTCGGGCCTTCGAAATGATGTGGTCTACTGCCGTTGCCACCGTCACGCGCCCGGCTTGCAGGCAAGGCTGGCAAAGGCCGCTGTCTCGACGCAGGATGCGCTGCCTGATCTTGTCCCACGCCGCTCCGTAACCCCGCGCATGGCGATTGCCGCGCACCGCGTCGGACTTCCACTTCACCGCCTCATGAGCGTGCTTCTCGCAATACGACTTACCCTCCGTAACAAGCGAGGCGCAACCACGGTGCTTGCACGGCCTCAGAGTTCGAACAGGCATAGGCGGAAACAAAAAACCCGCCGGAGCTTCCTCGGCGGGCTTTGGCGTGAAATCTATATGACTTACATTTGCGGGTCATGCCCGAGAATTTTTGATGGCACGTTACCAAATGGCACCTCTCTCGGAACCCCGGGGGTACCGCTCTTGTTACTTGACTTATCTGTCTGACCATGCGGACTTGCCGGAGCTTGCGCGTGTCCCGCAGGACCAGCCCCGCCATCCTGGCCCGCATCTGCGCTTTGTTTGACGGGAACCATAGCCTGCTTCAGCGTTATAACCAACTTACTCCCGCGACTGGCATCAACAGTCTGCTCCATGCCCAACTGCGGACCAAGCTGGAATCCTTTTGAGAAGTCGACTGACAACTTCCCATCGCCCTTCTGATCTGTAGTCAGATCTAATTCCAAATTGATCGTGTCAACATACATCCCCAGCTGCATTTTGTGCGAGTCGAGCTTCTGTTTAAACACCGCCAATCCATCACCCACGGAGGCCAGTGCCTGCTCCACAGTGATGTCACTCGGCTGGACGGGGGGCGGCGAAAACATCCCGCAACCGGCTAGAGGCAACACCCCAACCACCACACCAACACCCAATACTGATTTCATCGCCTGGTCTCCTTGTTATGCCCCCGCAGCAACGGGTGAACTTATTTATAGGAAACCAACAGAAAACTACACGAACTGAATTCTGGGTATCGGCACAAGACCCAGCTTGCTCCCGCATTCGATCTCACCTGCAGGGACTCACCGTGAAATTCGACCTACCAGGCTCATAGGCATCAGGTTGCGGTCCGGACAGCATGCTCGACCTGCGCATCAGACCAACAAAATGCGACAAAAATAAAGCCCGCGCAGCGAACTGGGCGGGCTTCGATTCGGGCGCACCTCGCGCCCGACGTCGTCAATATAGCGAAATGAGAAGGGGTTTACAAGTACTTTGTACGTCAGTCTGCACCAGACCGAACAGACAGCGTCAGGGCGACTCAATCTGATCATCACATGCCGCGGCTGCTCTTTCTCGCGTTGATAATGGACTTCAACTCCTCGATGCTCATGGCTGGTCGCTGAGTGTGCAACATGGAGTGGCAGTTTGGACAGACCGGACGTAGGTCCTTTACGTAGTCGATCTTATATGTCTCGCCGATGAGCGAGATATCGTAGAGGTGGTGCACATGGATAAATCCCTTGCCGATTTGTCCATAAGTCGCCTCGAAGTCGAACTCGCACACGAAGCACCGCGCACCATAGTGCTTTATGCAAGCATTGCGCGCCTTGGTGCTTCGCTCATAAGCGTTGACGGTCACAGTCTTCGCAGCGCCTTCGGAGTGAGTCGTATCGGGCGGCACCTCATCCGGATAAACAACGTTGCGGGCTGCCGGGGCCACCGTTTCCAGAGCATCGCTGACGTCGTCGGCCGTGAAGAAAGATGTGCCGCACGGCACCTTACACAGATGGTCGCTCGTAACTGCAAAGCCGTAATCGCGTAGCCAGTTCGCGAGGTCGACCATATTGTTGGACGTAACCTTAGCGTAGCCTTCTTCAGTCCAGTTGGGAGGCTCGTACCGACTCACCAGGTCGTGCGCCGCAGAGTGAATTTTCAGGTAGCTCAGCAAAATTTGGTGCGAATTTCGGTCCTTTTTTACATTTGCGACGAAACCGCTACGATTGGCTGCGCGCCAAGCCAGATAGCCAGCGTCGTTTTGTACCCAAATTTTTACGCTCATCTTTAACCAGTCTCGTAAGGTCTGCACTATGCGTCAGCGCTTCTTGGAAGCATGCGCACAAGATTATATTCATCTACGTTACGGGCTTGACAGGCGATCGACGAAACGCGCGGCTGCCTCTGGGAATCTGGGAGAGTCTGCCCAGGGGCGATCGCCGCGCTTGACAAGGAGGCATCGACAGAAGCAACAGGCCCAGTCTCACGCAATTTGTGCCGGACGCTGCTCCGTCAACAGACCGCGCGCCCTCACGCGCGGATACAGCGCTTCCTTCGCGGCCTGATAGCTAGCATGCGCATCCGACAAATCGAGTCCGCGCGGATTACTCCAGACGTTCGCGCCGCATACTTTGTTCATCGCGCTGATTCGCTTTGCCTTCATGTGTCGCTGGATTGCCGCGCGCTCCTGCCACGTCAGAGCGTCAACGCACACGTCGACCTGTTCCGCCCGCTTCTTCGCCGCCTTCCGGTCCGCCTCTTCCGATCGCTCGTCGGCGGTCAGCGTGCGCTCGGACTCGGAGAATCCACGGCACGACGGATCGATGCGCCCATAGCCAAGGCTCGGGGTATATCCTGCTTGCCAGTCGTACCATTCGCACAGCAGTTCTTCGATCTGATTGCTTTCGTCGATCGTCATGTTGTTCCTGTTTTCGATTTGCTTGAAAGGCGGGTCGGTCGTTCGTCGTTACATGACGACAGTGAAATTGATGCCGTGGTGTGTAAGCCAATCCCCTATGGCGTGGCGCAGCATCCGGTTGCGCGGCCATGGAAAGGCGATCTGCATGCCGTGCTCCGTCTCGGTAATCTCCCCCGAGAAAGGGCATCCGTCGAACGCGATGAGATCCGCGCCGGTCACCGAGTCGCGATGGCGGATCGCCGAGATGAGCAAAGGCTCAGGCACGTCTCCGTACAGGACGCATGCGGCTGCACTCATACGCGGATGCCGCCCAGTTCCTGCAGGAGCTGCTGCAGCTGGCGCGCCTTCATCACGGCCGCCTGCGTCTCTGCCCCTTGCTCCGCGATGACGAGTGCCGCCGTCTCAATGTCGGACGCGAGCGTTTCTGCATCGTCCCGCAGCCGGCGCAGACGGCCGGCAATCCCGTCCAGTACGTCAATCGGCGCTGCCGGTGCAGCCGGTTTCGATTCGGTTTTCAGGGTCGGCACTTCAATCTCTCCTGTCACTTCGGTTTTCACTGCGTCCTCGCGGACCTCGACTCGCTGAAAGAAACCGCGCTGCGGCTCTCGAATCAGCCCGGAATCCTTCAGGGCGCTCAAGCATCCCTGCATCACCCGGTAGTCGATGTGGCTCTTGGTGATCTTCGTCAGGTGCGACATCATCTGGTGGATCGACCACGCATCGCGGATCGGCACCGCCTCGAACACCTTTTTCGCGATCGTCGCCTGACCTTCCAAGCGCTTTCTCTGTGCCGTCGGCGTCATTGCGTATCCCTCACGTCCAGTACCAGTGCGTCGCTCGCGAGAAACTGCCCGAGCGCCCGCGACTTCTTGTTGTCGATCCAGTACGCCTTCGTTCGCAAGACGCCCGGCCGCACCCATCGGGGATCGTTCGGCGCGATGTGTGTCCGGTGCCGCTCCGGGATGAACGCATCGACCTCGACGACCGCGAGCAACTGGCGCTTCACGGTCGGGATCCGCGCGATCCGATACACCGTCGTTACCAGCGGTCGGTACATCTCGGAACTGATCGCCGGTCCCATGCCGTGCTTTCGCTTGAAGCTGTGCCGGCCCGCCGGCAGCTGCACGGTAAGAATCACTGGCAATTTCCCTCTCCCATCTTTCGGGCACGCACCGGCGCCCATTCCTCATATGCCCGATCCCACACGTCGAACTTGACCTGCTTCGGGGTGCCGACGCGGTTCTGATCGATCCACGCGTGACAAGGGCCGCAACCGGGAACCGTAAATTCGTTTTTCGCCTTCATCGCCCCGGCCTTCCCGTGGCGGGATTGGTTCGAATGACACGGCACCACGGTTTCATCGATCGGGTTCCGCCGACACAGGCCCGGCACGCGCAGGTAGCATGGCTCGCCGCGGCATGCCGCCAGATACTTCGAGCCTTCGGCGACGGTCGGCTTCTTCAGACGTCGCCGCATCGCGATCTTTCGCGGCGCTTGCTCAGGAAGCGGTGAGCTTTTCCGGGACCACGATCCGCGCGACATCGGTTTCTGGCGCGGCTTGAATGCGGATCGCTTCATGCTGCCGCCACCCCGAACATCGCCACCGCTGCAATGTCTCGCCTAGCCACCTGCGTGCGCCTCTGCGCGTTCGCACGACGCCGTGCCATCACACGCACGTACTCGTCGGGCCGGTTCTTCTTCAGGTCCGCCATGCGATCCCGCCACTTCTGCCCCGGAGTGCGGACCGCCGGCCGGCGCGCATCTTCGCGCTTGCCAACTGCGTAGACCCGGCACGGGTAGCCGCTGACGCTGAATCGCTCCCATCGCTCGATGTAAACCTTCCCTTCGGCGTGCAGCAGCTTGAGGTGCTTCATCACCGTGCGGCGCGAGATTCCGGTTTTCGCCGACAGCTCCACTGACTCCATCGGCCCCTGAGCCAGCACACGCAAGATTGCTGCCGCATTCGGGTGCCCCGCACACGCATTGCGATTGGGCCGCTCGCCTAGACCGATTTGCAGGCCATGCGCCAGGACCGCTTCCACACTTCTCCCGTTGAACAGGTCCAGGTACAGCTTCATCGGGCCGTCGGCCGTCCAGACGCGGGCCAGATCCGCTTCTTCCTGCTCACTCCATTTCCGCCACGGGCGTTTGCTCACGCTGCCTCCTTGAATACGTCGCCCGCGTCGATTCGGCGGTGAACCTCCCCGAGCGCTTTGAGAATCGCCGCCTTCGAAACCGTCGCCATCTGCGCATCGTGCGTTTCGAGCGCGATTCGTACGTCGATCAGCGCGTCTCCGTCGAAACCCCACTTCCCGGTACGCCGTGCCCGATCCCTCGACCGAACTGCGCCGGCCAGTGCACTCTTGATGATCCCGATGCCGTCGAAGCCCGGCCCCGTCTCTGCGATGACCAGCGCCAGATTCAGCGCGCACGTAACCGTCGACCAGTGTTCTTCCGTGCCGCGACCGTTCGTCATTTCGTTCAGCGCCATGTAGTAGGCGATCCCGAGATCCGTCTTTTGACCACGATCCATCGGTGTGCGCCCCTCCAGCACATCGAGGCCGGCCGTGCGGCGCACTCCCCGCGGTCGATATGCCTTGCGCGGTTTCTTGTTGGCCGCCATCAGAATTCCTCCGTTTGCCAGCCGCTACCGGTCTTTGACGGCCCCGCTTTCACTGCCACGAACCGGACCGGGTATTGATCCGCGGCGACCTTGACCTTCACTCGCGCGTCGTCCTGCCAGTGCCCTTTGACTTCGTGAGCTTCGAGCTGGCCGTTCGCGAGCATCACAGCGAAGTCGGGCGTGTAGAACGTGTTGTCCGCCAGGCGGAACTTGATGCCTTCGAAGCGATACCAGACGATTTCGCCCGCCTGCTTGCGCGCTTCCAGGTGGTCCGCGTACCGCTGCTCGGTCTTGTTCATCTCGCCGGTCTTCAGCCGACCAAGCGCTTGCATGCGCGTCTTGGCGTCGGATTGGCGGCACGTCGGTGTCAGCACGGGCGGCGCATCGATCCCGTCGCCGATGTCGTCGAAGCCTGCATCGACCTGCGGTCGGTTGCCCGTCGCATCGAAAACTGCCTTCTGCGCCGCCGTCATCTTCGGCCGCGAGTCGTCACGCACGCGCGCCGTGCCGACCTTCGTCGTGCCCGCGTCAACGCGCATCGGCCATGTGGTTCGTTTCGTCATGCCTTCCTGTCGCTATCCACGTAATTCCTCAACTCACGGCGTGCCGTCTCGGCCGCCGCATCCCCAAATCGCTCGCGCACCGACGAGATGAGCGCGTGCGCCTTGCTGTTCCTGCCGGCCCGAGCGTCCCGCACCGCAGCCATGAATCGCTCACGGCACTCGCTGGGCGTCATGCGGCACCGAGCGCAGCGTCGAGACCCATCAGCGTTCCAACCTCGTCGCCCCCTGCATTGCCTACAGCTTTCGCGATCAGAGCGTGCAGCCCGCGAATGCCACCCTCCGTCTTGATTCCGCCTTCACGCGCCATGCGTGTCTCTGCGATCGCACGCCGCGCCCGTTCTACCTGCTCGGACCGAAGTGCCTCGCTCATTTCCAGTCTCGGCGCGTCGGGGCGGGGACCCCATTTCGTCGGCGACAGCGATTTGCAGATATCGCGGAACTCCGGAAGCGTCGGCGGAAACGTCTTGTGCTTGTCCGCGCACTTTGCAACCGCCTTGCGGATAACCTCCGGCGTGAACTCGCGCAGCCCGTTGAGCCACACGGTACGCGCTGAGACCATGCCGATGTCTTCACCAGCTGCGTCGCACTGACCAATCCGGTACTTGTCGAGAACCGCGTTCCCGTACATCCCGTGCAGCAGCATGAAAAGGCGGCGAACTTGTGCTTCGTCGATCACGTCAGACATCGATGTACTCCGTAGGCTTGTTGCCGAGACTCGGGAAAATCGCAGCGGCTGCGGCAGATCGATCGTTTCTCGGCCGGGCCGGGGCGGCGCTCGGGGACTGCTCCGTCGGCAGCGCCCAGTCCTCGGCGAAATGCCGGCTCGGCCCGAAGAACGTTGCCGCGAGCTTCACGAACTCGGTTCCGACCTTTCCCGTTGCCGCGCAGAAAGCCGCGTAACGCTTCGTCCCCGCGATCAGATCGTCGGGACGCTCACCAGCCGCAAGGCGAGCATTCCAAGCCTTCAACGCGTCACGCTTGCTGTTGCCTCCAGCCCGCTTTGGATATGCCAACCATGCTTCGTCAAACGCCTCGTCCGCGCCTTCGCTCGCCTCCGCGCTATGTATCCTTTTCAATGGATCGTTCATTGGTACCTTCTTGGGGTAAATGCCATGGGATTTACGGGGGGGTAAGCCCATAGGATTTACGGGGGCGTTAGCTCCGCTTACGGGGGGGTAAGTAGTGCTTACAGGGGGTGCATCGTCTCCGAACATCGGCTCGGGCGCCCCAATGTCGAACATCACGCGATAGCGGTTCGACGTCTGACCACCGTCGGAATCACGCGCCTGCGCGTAGACTTCGATGTACCCCCAGTTGCGCAAATCGCCGATGCACTGACTCACTCGCGCCGTCGATACACCGACCTTCTCGGCAAGCGTCTTGCGGCTCGGCCATGCCCAACCGTGCTTATCCGTATGCGAGCACAGCGCCATGAGCACACGCAGGTGCGTCATCGACGACAGGCGCCCGTCTTCGAGGATGCGTGACGGCAGTACGATGAATCGGCTCATGCAGTTTCGGGCAGCGACATTTGACGGGAGTCCGCAGCCTTGGCCGTCGGCGCGTCGCCATCGAGATTGAGAACCCACCGGAGCGCGTCAGCACGCTCGCCTGTCGCCTTCTCCAGCTCGGTCGCGATTTGCTTGCGAGTGCGCATGCGCGGAGCTGCGTCACCAGTCAGCGCGGCTTTCTGTGCCCGGGCCTTTTCGTGACCTTCCTTGCCTTCCGCCGCGGCGATGACTGCCTGGACCTTCTCGCGTTGCTTCTCCGGCGACAGCTTCGCGAGCTTCAGGGCGTGCGAGACGGTGATCTGGTCAGCCTCGAGCGCGTCGCGGACGGCCGCCGTGCAGTCAAGCAACCGCAGCGACGCGGCGACCGTCGGTGGCTCGATGCGGAATTCCGCGGCGATCTGCTCGTCGGAGTAGCCGAGATCGCGCAAGCGCTGCATCTTCTCGGCGCGGTTGATCGGGCTGTCGTGCTCGCGGTGTTCGTTTGTCGCGACCATCATCCCGGCCAGCTCCGCCGGCTTCCCGCGTTTCGGCAGGGCCGGCACCATGACCGGCGGCAGACCCTCATCGCGCAGACGGCGGTTCGCCTCGCGCGCAGCAATCACGCGACGGCGACCGTCAACGACGATCACGTCGCCGGTTTCCGGATCCTTGTGCACCAGGATCGTTTCGAGCACACCGCGATGACGGATGTTGCGAACCATTGCTTCGTCGAAGGGCAACAGCGCGCGTCGATCGAACAGCGGGTGTGCCGGGTCCGTGATGAGCGTCAGCGTATCCGGGTCGAAAAAGAGCACGTTGCTCTTGCCGGCGGCACCGTACGCGTCGATTGAATTCTTTGCCATATTGGCTCCAGAAATGAGGTTTGCAGGTCAGGCGTATCGATGTTCCCAGCGGAAGTCAAAATGCAGAAATCATTTCTCTCGCCGGATTGCCCACCCCCGCTCAGTTTCTTCAGTGACCGCAAGGCACCGAGCCGTCGAGAGATTCGACTGCACCGCACGACAGACACCTGCGCGGGTACGTCGGATGTTGGTTGGTATCGCGCACGATGCGCTGGACTTCGCTGGACAGGGCCTGTTTCCGCTGCTGCATTTCGGCCGATTGGTTGATCTGCTTGGCTTCCATAAATTTCGAATTTTTAGGATTACTAAACCCAGACAGAAGCGCTCTCCGTCGAAAACGCTTTTGCCGAGGCCCGTCGCTTACATCACCAGCGGCCGCCGCACTCCCCGAAACCCTCCCGTGCGCAGTGGCAGTTCACGCCCACCTTGCTCATCGTCGACAACCCGTCCAGGTACTCGCGCGAGACGACGCGCAGTTCGAGAGCATTCAGCCCCGCGTCGATTTTGTTGATCGGAACGCCGAGGTTCCCCGACAGAAACCGGCTCACCTGTGAATCGTCCCAGCCGAGCGCGTCCGCAACCGGCCCGCGGCTGCGCGGATCGCTCAGCGCCTCCCGAAATGCCCGCTCGATGCTCGGCTTCCGGATGACCTCAATCGTGCTCATAGCAACTCAACTCCGTTCAAAACTGATTGAATGACCTTGAAGGTCGAAATTTCTAAACTGCGTACATCACAACTGGATGCGAACCACCTCTATGCGAGAATCGAAGCCTCTGACCTCTTCAACAACCACACAACGGGGTTCGCATGACCACATCAAACGAACAACTACTTCACGAACTGGACAGCTTCCGATTCGGCGTGCTGGCCGCGCTGACTGCGCTGAAGGCATCGATTCAAGACTCCCCAGGCTTCAACCAAACGGCGCTGGAGGACTGCGTTTCCTATTTCTTGGCATCCCCGCCATCGTCGGGCGACCAGGAAGCGTTCGAAAGCCCCCTCAGAGCCCTGCTTGCCGATCGGAACGATCTCCTGAAGGCTGTACTGCGGCGCCAGTAACTGCGATCGAACCGTTTTTCGAAATTCGCCACACGACCCGTCCGCTCACCAGATCGATCCCGCGCAGTTCATCTGCATGCGACACGAGCGATCCGCCTGAGCGGTGGGCCGGGATATTCCACCGTGCCCGAAGCCAGAGGACCAAACGTGCGTACAGGCGCTTCATGCGGTCTCCTTTTGTTGGGCGAGCATCGCGTCACGCAGCAAGACATAGGTCCGCAAGCTCACCGACGTTACTTCGCCTCGAGCGATCCGTTGAACGGTCTTTGAGCTGAGCCCGGTATCTGCAGCGATGCGGGCCCACTTCCCGCGCTTCTCGCAAAGCCACGACCGGATGAAGGTGAGTTCGTTCATGGCCCAATAATAGACTTATTTGTCCCAACAAACAAGACACATAAGTCCCGAACAACTCACTACTCTCTGGGACATGAGTGACCTACGCGAAAATTTGAGAATCGCCGTCGATGAACTTATCGGGGACGGAAGGAAATTCGCCAGCGGGCGCGAACTCGCGCAGCGGGCGCACACCCTCGGCTTGGTTGAGAGCGCGGAGAGTTTTGCCCGGACAGTGAATCGCGTTCGCTCTGGCGACAAAGACGTCCAGCTTTCCACGGTTGACATCATCGCCAAAACTGTCGGGAAAAGCGCTGTCGCCCTTATCGGGCACGGCACGGCAGACGCAGCGTTGAGCCAGCAGCTCCCCATACCCCGATCATGGGAAAACTTGAGCCCTGACGCGCTAGCCCTAGTCGACGTGATTGTGAATGCGGATGCGGCTGGGCTGTCGTCCGAGGTGTTCAGGTCAATCAAGTCCCTGCTTGCAACGATCGCGTTCTCGGACCCAGCTAGGGGTGACGGGGATCGCCCCCACCTGCAACCGTAGCCCGGCTAATGCCGTCCAGCTCGACGGCTCGAATCGGCTCAAGCCCCGAATCGTAAGCAAGCGCGCTATTGCCGGCGACCAGCCTTTTTCTATTTTTTGTGAGCGTCACCCCAGGCTCACCTAACAGGGTGACGACCCATTCTGTCTGCGAATGGGCCGCTTTGATCAACACAATCCTGCCGACCAGCGCCGGATTCCATGCTTTCACCACCCGCGCCAAATCCCCCGGCCTGCACCGCAACCCACCGACACTCGTCTCTCGATTCACCCTCGCCCCCGCTTACCTACCTAGAACACTGTATGCATGTACAGTAGTTTAGCCCCAGAATTGGGGAGCTTTCAACTGGGCCGGCAACAGCCTTACAAATGACGCCGCGTCACTCGCGCAAAATTGGGCCCCGAGCATATAATCGGTGAACCGCACGGCACGCGAGGCTGTGTATGGAATGCTGAACCACAATAGCCGGCGCGAGCAAAGATTCGCGACGACAACGACGAGACCAAAGACGTGACAAAAAAAATGGCATTTCTGCTACTCGGGGCGCTCGCGTTCGCCGGGTGCGCGACAAAGAACTACGGCCGCATGGGGAGCCTCACCGACTACGAGCGGAATACGATGTCCTGCCGCGAGATCGATCTAGAGATCGCTCGCGTGGACGGCTTTGTGTCGCACGTCGACAAGGAAAGCGAATTCGACGGGCGTTCAGTCCTATCCTTCCTCGGCGACTTCGGAATCGGAAATCTGATGGAGAAGGATTCCGCCATGCAGAGCGCGAACGATCGGCGTCGAGCCCTCGACAGCCTCCGCGCATCAAAGCAATGTGGATACTCGACAACGGCAGCCCAAGCTGGCGTCCCGGCGCCGACGGCCCCATCAACCTCCTCCACGTCCCCCCGGCCATGAAACAGAGGGGTCAGGCTCGCCAACGGTTTGCAACTAAACTTCAGTTGCAATTTTTCCACTTGATCGCATATAGTTCGTGTCGAAGCTAGAGAAGCTGCGTAAGCGTATCGTTCAGATCCCGGCAGACTTTGCATGGGATGAGATGGTGACGCTGCTAGGAAGCCTTGGATTTGCAGAGAAATCCAAGAAAGGCGGGTCGTACCGAACATTCTTCGACAGTGCTGGACGGAAGATCTTTGTTCACAAGCCGCACCCGGGTTCGATCGTCAAGGCATACGCGCTGCGGGACGTCGTAGAGAAACTACGCGAATTCGGGCTACTAGCTGACGGGGATGAATGATGAAAGAGAAGGACAGGATTTTTGAGCACAAGGGTTACGTTGGGTCAATAGATTTTAGCTTGGAGGATAGAACCCTCCACGGCAAAATTCTCTTTATCAACGACCTCGTGAATTACGAAGGGGCTACTCTCGATGAGCTTGAAAACGCGTTCATCGACGCTGTAGAGTTTTATCTTGAAACATGTGCGGAAGAAGGTATTGAGCCTGATAAACCGTGCAGCGGCACATTTAATGTCAGAATCCCCTCCGCACTTCATCGTAGCGCTCAGGTAGAAGCCGCTCGGAGGGCTCTTAGTTTGAACGATTTCGTTCGCAAGTCAATTGAGAACGAATTGTGTGGTGCCAGAAGTGTCACAATTCACACGCACGAGCACAAACATACACACACCCACTCCGGTTTAGAATATTTCGTAGCCGAGGAATCTTCTTCGTACAAAGAAATTACAAAATGGAAGCACGAAACGGAAAGAGAAACATGCCACTGAAATCGGAAGATTTTCAGTTACTCGACTACAGGGTGGTCAAAATAAATGCCGAGAGATTTGTCGATCCTTTAAAAGACGATGTTGGGGACGGCACGACGCGAAGTAAGCTTGAGGCACAAGTGCAAATGCCAGAGAGCGGGCCGCCGTATCTTGCAAGTGCGGAGTTCACCCTTCGCTTAGAAGGGTTCAGCCCTGACGATGAAGGGAATGAAATTCCTCATTTCACCGCAAATATTTGCGCAGAGTTTATTTACAAAACCGAACGAGAAGGTGTTGTTGACGACAACGATCTTCCCAGTGTAGTTCAATCATTTGCACTTCAAGCCTGCCCTTTGCTGGTTTTAAAGGTGCGCAATATTGCACATGAAATGGGATTTGACGGCGTCGACCCAGACTTGGGGCTGCGCCTGGACAGTCAACCTCAGCGCCAAACCCCTCCTGTGCGTCACAAAAAAGTGTCCGAAAAATCTACACCGAGAAAACGCGGAGCCCCTCGACGCACTGAATAGTCGCTCCGTGTGAGGCTCTTCACCTCCTAACGGGCGTCATCGCAAAAATTGAAGCACCGCAAACGATCCCGAGACAGAATGCCGATAAGAAACACCACGAACCGGTGCGATGACGACCCCTTCAAGTTTTGCAGAGAACTCAATTCGAAGAACTGCTACGGCGGAGACATCAGATTCCACCTGTTCTCGGCGCTTTCTGCAAAGAATAGTGCCGGCGTGACATACGTTGGCGTCGTCGGAATCGATGTCCCCGAGTTGACCACAGCCGCATGTGAGCGCGACAGTTTGGCGCTACCGAACTAATCCCACCGATACCCCAGCCACAAGGCCCGTGAAACGCGGGGCTTTATTCGCTGAAACAAGATGTGTCGGCAAAAGGATCAGGCGGTCAAGAGCCAGATCCAGTCGGAAACGGCCACGAGGCCACGGGATTTGACGCTGTTTTCACGCTCGATGCTGGTGCGGCCGACGCCGTCGAAGCACTCTTCTTGGCAACCGCATGTCCCTTGACTTGTTTGGCTGCAACCGCTCCCGGTGCCTTCTTGGCACGCTGCTCGGGAACATCCAATACAACCGACTGAGCGATCAGGTGCACAACATCCTCATTTGCCCCTTGGACAAACTCGGCGATCTGCACCCAAGGAACCTTGCCCTGATTCATCAGCGACTGACCGCTGTAGTCAAGAATGCTCAGCCGGAAAGCGTGCGCTTCGCTCTGAACAAGAGCTAAAGCCTTTTCCGATGAAGCCAAACGGCGAAGAGCGATAATTCGAATCGATTCCCCCATCAACCAAGGGCCAAGCCATTCCCGTTTACCCTCGGCGATACGATTTTTTGCGTAGGCGATCAGTTCCGTGATGCGGACTACTGTCGGCGCCAACATTCCATCGTTCTCAAATTCGAGAGCAAAATGAACGGACTTCACCTGAGCCGCGAGCAATTCCAGCTGATCGCGTTCAAGCTTATTGACAATGTTCCCGACGATGCTCTGAACTGCTCCATCTAGTTTTTTTGCAACGTCGTCGACTGCACTAGCGAGCTTTGCATTCGCTTCGCTCGACGCGGCGGCCGCCGCAACGGTCACCTCGTGACTGCGTGCGTCGCCCTCGCGCAGGTAGGAGAGGAAATCTCCCGCGAGCGTCAACCCCTTATCCAGCAACCCCGCATACCAGACCATACATTCCCCGTTGATGTAATAGCGGCAGGCCGACGGTGTTGACCCGCACGCTCTATCAGTTATCGGCAGTTCGCCTCCGAATTTTATAGGAGCGCCGCCGAATGTAGGGCCCTTAATCGCGTCTCATGAGAACAACATGACCTCGTGCCGCGAGATAGCCCAGAAATTCCCGAACAGATAGCTTTTCGTGTCCCGGCACTCGAACTACTCCTTCAGGATCCTTGCCTGCCACGCCAGCAGCTCGATCTCCTCGTCTTCAAAACAGTCCTGGGCCTCCGAGAGCCAGTCAGCAAACACCGCGCACGCAGCATCAGCCCCTGACGGAGCCCTGTCCTCTACATTCAACCGCTCAAAGAGCACGACCCTGCCTTTGACGTGTTATCGCCCGGTATAATTTCAATTATTACAATTTCAAACACCTGTGCTCAAATCCGGGGGACGCATATGAAAGGTAAGCAAATCCGTGTTGCCGCAACCAGTTTCTTAGTTGTGGCAATTGTCACTGCGGCGCTTGGTGTCTACACGATGCACGTTAGGGAAGTCCAAAGAGAGCAGATATCCCGCGATGCGGAATATGTATCTCGCACCGTTGAGAGGGTGCTGAAGATGGATAGAACGCGCAACGAAGAAGACATCAACAATTCCGAGGGAAAGTACTCGCCGCGGACTCCGCCTCGAGGACTAGCGGCACTCGTTGAAAGCGATCAGTTGAACGATCTGTTCCTTGCATACGCCGCGGACGGCCTGCGAACCATCCAACTCATTAACAAAAAGAATGATATTGAGTTGAGATTGCGCGCGGCAGCCACATCGAACATTTCCGATCCGAAGGCCGAAAGCCGCTGGAATCGACACGCCGAGCTGCGCAGCGTCAACGATGAACTCAGGCCGGTCACCCGTGATCTGGTTCAGGCACTCCTCAACGTACAGAAATTCGGGGAACAGATTCACGCTCAGATTGGTGACATCAGGGTTCCAACATCCGAGATACGAATGGGACTCCGTCGGTATGCCTCCCTTCCATCATCGAGCGGACAGTAGCGACCTCCACGGGCACGTGCCGTGCCCCCTACGATCAAGCAATCTCGACGCATTACTGTTCACGCGTCATCCACGAAGCCCGCGCTCTGCGGGCTTATTTGCGCAACGTGCAGTGACCTGCCCCCGGTTTTAGTCCGAACCGCAGTTAGAGTCCGAGGTTAAAAACTGCTGCTTTGCATCGTGCGCCCG